TTCTGGAACAATGAGGAAGGTTACAAGTATATTCGTGTAGCATGGGACGATGTTCCTGAATACGATCCTTGGGATCTTCCATTCCTATTGGCCGCTACACGCAAACAGTTAGAACGAGATTATTTACCGCATGAACGTGAAGCACGTATAGCAGGCAAACCAGTTATGGGTAAGGGAGCTATATTTCAAATACGATCATGGCCTACTTACAAACCAGATGAATATGAGTTCCATCTTATGCCTACACTAGAACGTGTTATTGCCCTAGATCTTGGATTGATAAACGATGCCACAGTTATTTCATTAATGTATTGGCATCCTCAACAAGCTACCGCATGGTTAGATAAACAGATTATAGTTAAAGGTATTGAGGAAGCTAATCCAGTTGCTTACGCACATCATCTCAAACATCCTAAAGTATATGGTTGTCCTATTGTTCTTCCTGCTGATGGTGGAACTCAGGGCCGTTATACAATGTCGGCGTTAAGTGTGCGTGAGCTATTTGAGGAATATGGACTTAACGTTCATCCTCATGCTATTATGAACCCACCTGATCCGTCAGGTAAAGTTACCAATCACAAAAGTTTCGGTATTAACATGATGCGGCAAATGCTGGAATCAGGCACCTTCATGGTCAATGAGAATTGTAACACATTTATTACTCAAGCGCAAAACTATTTTGTGGATGAAAAAGGCAGATATTCAGATCCAGATGATGCTATTGATTCGGCTAGATACGCCCTACTAGCCTGTTTAAATGGTATAGCTGAACCAGCCAATCAGGATCCACGATACAAATTACAGTATTATAAAGATACTATGGAACAGATTAAAGCTAGAAAAGAACAAGAGCGTCATGCTAATCCATTAAAGCGTGTATATGAATAAGCTAACCCCTATTTCTACATCTCAACTAAATAACTAATAAAAGGAATAATACATGCTTGATGTCAGAAATATCATTGTTGATAACACTACCGTAAGTGGAAGCACAGGCGGAAACACAGGCGAAGTTAGCTACGTGGCCTCAAGCGAGGGTCTGGGCAAATATCATCGTCTTAAAAAATTAAAAGGTCTCTTGGATATTAAATGTGCGGCATACTTACGTTTATGTGCTACAAAAAACGCTATTAACCGCGCTGTAGATTATCACTATCTGGTAATGGCAGTTACTAACTCAACTGAGCCACGCAATGATATTGATTATATTCACCCAGTTTGTAAACCAGTCATAGACTATAGCACCGCAGTAATTACCAAGGGATTATGTCCTAACGGTCAAATAGATTTTGAGTTTGTTCCTGACACAGAAGAAGATACAGAAGCAGCTAGACAAGCTACACGCATGGTATCGTCTGTGTTAAACGAAATGAATGATCCACATAAAATTCTACGTGAATGGGTTATGGATGCGGCCATGCATAAGAACGGCATGATGATGGTATTGCCTGTGCGTGAAAAAGCAGTAATGTATCGTGAAATCCAAGGCACTACAGATCAGTTACGTGCGTTTGAACGACAAGCAGAAGATTCGGGACTTAAGGCAGTTCGTCAAAGTCGTCGTAAATTGCGTGTTGATATAGAACGTGTAATGGCCGAGATGAAATCACAGACTCAAGGTGCTATAAAACAAGACCGCATGGATCAAGTCCAAGGTCAAATAGACACTATCCAATCGCAAATGACAGAGATGGATGATGAGGAAGAAGGCGTTACTCCAGACACTACAGAAATGACGGATGCTACTGGAATGCCTGAAGCTACAACTGAAATGACAGATGCTGCCGATGAACAGCAAGCACAATTAAACGATTCAATTAATCGCAATACAATTTACAAAGCAAAATATAAGTTGACAGGATATAGTATCAATGTTAAACTACGTCATGTGCCACAACATTACTGGGTCTGCGATCCTAATGTTCAACATATACAAGAAATGCCATTCTGTGGATTTTATGATCCAATGACTATTCAACAGGCATTAGAATTGTATCCTGATATTGATCTTGAGGAATTCCGTCGTCATGCTGACTATAATCAAAATGGTGCTTTCCAAGCTGGCTCAGTTCTTAACAACCTCGCAATCCACGGACGCGATAGTGTTCCGACTATGGGCATTCCTGTTGATGCTGGCGCTAGTGCTGATCCAGATGCTAGACATATTACTGTCCTAACATGTTGGGATCGTTATGACATTGATGGTGATGGTGAATTAGAACTAGTAGAAATTATTGTTAGTGGTAGCTATATCATCTCTGCCAAAGAAGTAGAGTTTATACCTATTGCCAACATGAATCCAAAACCACTTCCAGGTAACTTCTTTGGAATGAGTATTGGCGAGTCAGTTATTCCCATGCAGGAGTATGCTACAGCTTGCCACCGTGCTGAAATCTTATTAGGCTTGTTAACAGCCACGCCACGCATTGGTGTTAAACCTGACCGTGTAGACTTTGAACAATTAATGGATGGCGAAGCAGCTATCTTTATTTTAGATTCAAAGTTTAATCCACAAACAGACGTATGGCCTATTCCTCCTCCTAGCGGCAATTTACAATTTGTTGACAATGCTATGAGTCGTATCCAACAAGATACAATGAACATGGTGGGAATGACACAAGCGTCAGATACATTTAATCCAGAAGTAATGTCGGCAGGTAATTCAGGTGCTAAATTACAATTAGCCATGGGTCCTAATCAACTTATACAGGATGATACTGTTAAGAACGCAGGTGAAGGACTTAAGGAAGCTATTTGGTTAGTATGGAGAACCTTAGTTCAATACGGCGATGATTATGGTGTTAAGAAATTAGCACAGAAGTCACATCCAAATAATGTAGCTGAATTTCTAGACTTTAAATCATTTGATGACTTAAACTTTTGTGAACGCAAGCAAATTGAAATTAGTTTGGCATTGGGAATGATGTCGGAAGAGAATCAATTACAACGTCATGGTATTATCAAAGGCGCACAAACAGAATTATATCAAAAAGTCTCAGCTATGGTTGATAGCGGAACATTAACTCCTGCTATGTATAAAAAGATTAAGAAGCCCTATGAGGATACACTTTATTCGTTAAAAGTTAAAGATCCTGATAGTTATCTTCCAAGTGATACTGAAGTCATTGAGATGATTAAGCAAGGTGCTGCTGCTGCTAAAGCTAAAGAACCTAGCCCATCAGAGAAGAAAGATTTATCTGCTGCTGAGCTTAACGTTGCCAAGGCTAATCAGCTTGAAGCTGAAATGACTGGCGCAGATGCTGAAAGTAAATTAGATTACATGAGTATGGCTTTAGGAAAACCAAAAGTTTATAGTTAATAGAAAAGGATAGGTATGCTAAATGATATAGCAATAGAAGCGTTTAATACACGCAGCACAGTCAATGTAAACAATATTAAAACAATGACTGTGTCAGAGTTAGACCGTATTAAAACGCATGGTATGGAAGCAGAGGCATTGATGAGGAACCGTAGTCTGGTGTTGTTTATACATCAGAGCAAGTTTGACATCAGTGATCAGCTAGCTGCTATACTAGGACATAGTGAAGAAGACAATAATAGACGAATTGCGCTAAGTAATCAATTAGCCGGTTTAGAAAAATTTGTGGATACGCTCAAACAAGCGGTCTACTACCGAAATCTAGTGGTAAAGCAACAAAATGCTCCCGCAGATGTTAACCCCTAAAAGGAAAAAGTATGACAACAGATATCAGCCCTAATGTCCCAGCTTCAACGCTAGGCACGGCCACTGATCACAATTCAGTAAATCCCTTGGATAATACTATTGCTGACAAAATGGCCGCAATGATCTCTATGAGAGATCAGACACGTAACCTAAGTCCAGTAGCTAAGGACACTGAGACTGGATCATCTACAGAGGCACAAGTAGACGAGCCGGTGGCACCCGATAATGTCAATAACATTGTTGAGCCAGAAGATAGTAACGATGAGTATGATGTAGAAAGCAACGACGAAGAAGCTAACGCCCCGGATACGGTAAGCGATGCGGACACGAATTCAAGCCAAGATGAATTAATTGATTTTATTGAAT